TAAAAATTGTTTCCATGTTTTTTCACTCAGTACATAAAAAGGCTCTTTTCTATCGGCTCTGCATATTAAAATGTCTGGTGTTTGATACTCCAACCATTCATAAATTTTTTTAAATCCGTTGGCTCTAATTTTACATTCAGCAGAAATACCTGAAATAATGACATCGTGTTTGGCAAAATCTGTTGATCCAGATAAAGGTACTCTTTGTGATTCTATACCCCAGTCTTTATGTTTATTAACAATTTCTCTTTCAAAGTTTGCACCTTTAGTTCTTTGCATCTTACCCATTATCTTTTCCTCTTTGTTTCCAATGCACTTGAGTTGGAAAATCAGATTCAGTGACTTGTTGTTGAGTAATTTCTCTAATTTTATTTAAAATATTTTTTTTGGGTATTCTTAGATTATGTAAGTATCTTGAAACAGTTGGTTGCTTAACACCAAGTTGATCAGCAAATTTTTTTTCAGTAATTAAATTATTAATGAGATAATCTTTTAATTTCACAAACCATACCTTATGCACTTAAACAATATATATATGGTATATAATTATAAATTAATTTTGACTTTGCAAATGTTTTTTTTAAAAAGATTAATTTATATGCAAATACTTAGTGTGCAAATATTTTAAACAATTATTTATTTTGACAATAATTATTATTACACTTTATTTATTTAAATAATAAGTATAATATTAATTTAAAATGGTATACTGTAAAAAAATAGTATATATGTATATAAACAATTTATAGGTCAACTAATGTGAATAAAAGTATTATTGCTTATTACAGAGCCAAACATAACCTATCTCAAACCCAAATGGGAAGAAAATTAGGTATAACACAAGCCGAAGTATCCAGACTTGAAAATGAAAATATTGATAGAAAAATTCGTATTGAAACACTCAATAAAATATCAACGGCATTTAATTTAAACATAAATGATGTTTTAAATAAACAACAAGAATTGCAAGGTGAGTTAGATATAAATAAATTTATATCAAATGATAATAATAAAAATCAAACTGGGGTTTATGGAAACAGAAACATGAATGGTTCAATTAATATGACTAATATAAAGCCTAATTATTTTGTACCTTGGAAAATAAAAGATAATCAGTTTTTAGTTCAAATTACGGCTAATTGTATGCAACCTATAATTAAACAAGGTGCATATGTTCTATGTGATTATGATGCAACTTATTCTGTTGGTGATCAGGTGCTTGTTCAAATAAAGAACCCTAATGCTGAAAATGAATTAATGGCAACGGCTCGAACCATTGATGAATATGACTCTGAAAATATTAAATTGTCATGTTTTGGTAAAGCTATAATATTTAAAGATATAACGAATAAAAAAGTACCTTACGATAAGTTTCATAAAATAACAAAGATTGTTGCAGTTTTTTCACAAATATAATTACATTATATTATTTGCATAATTATCTAAATATGGTATAAAAACACTATGCTTTATCTGTATAGTGTACTATGTCAAATATTTTATCGTTAAATCAGGACAATAGACCCTGCGATACCGAACCTATTTCTGTACCAAATTGGTGTAGTCATTGGAATATTTACCATTTATCTCCTTCAACTTTAAAATCACCTATTGCAAAATGGGTATTAGATAAAATACTTTTTGATTTAGAAGATATAAAATTAAAGAAACATGGTGTTCCTGCAAGATTAGGTTCAGCTTGTAATCAGCTTATTGATTTAGTCGATGGTCAAGGTTTTGATCTTAACAAAATTTTAAAAGAAATATTAGCTGATTTAAAATATAGACATCAAGGTTACGAACCAATTGATTTTTTTAAATTAGAGCAATATCAAACAATTTTATTAGATGTTTATGAAAATATACAAAATGCATTTTCTTATTTAGGTGTTAATTTAAAAAAATGTGACACTGAAACACCGATTGAATTATATCTGAAAAATTTAGAAATTCCAATTAATGGGTTCACTGATTTTAGAACTCAAACTCAAGTTTTAGAATTAAAAACAAAATGGAATCGTGTAAGTAAAATTAAAGAAAAATGGACTGTTAATTGGATTCTTAAAAATGGTGAAGTCAGTAAACAAAAAAAGAATTTTGAAAGTGAATCTTTAGCTGACGAGTTTATACAATCTAAAGGTGATGAATGTATAAAAAATCATGTAGAAGAACATTATAAAATGTCCACTGCACCGATTGTTAAAGAACCCTACCCCAACGATATTATGCAAGTGGCTTTATACAGTAAAGCGACTGGATTAAAACCAGTTTTGATTTATGCCACAAATTCAGATTTTTATACTTTTGACGAATCAAATTGCGAGTTAATGACTCAACCCTATTTGGATCAGAGTGTAGAAAATGCCAGACGATTAGCAATAGTTAGGCAAAATTTATTAAAAAAAACAACAACAACTAACGAACTTATTAGTCTAATAGAACCACCTGAATGGGATAGTTTTTTTTATGACTGGGGTGACGAAATACAAACGAAAGCGAGAAAATTATGGAAAATATAAAACAAGGCAAAATACATGAATCTATGTTGAAATTTCATGGTTTGTTTAAAGGTATTAAGGGTGTAAAGAAAAAAGCATTCAAAGGTGCATATCACGAGTTAGCAACTTTGATAAGCGAAGTTAGACCTATTTTATATCAATGTGATTTATATTTTTTACAACGACCTATTTTAATAAATGATAAAGAATATATGCAAACAACTATTTTTCATAAAGATGGTTCTTACATTTCGGATGATGGTATTCATTTGGATGCAACTGATAAAGGTAAAGATTCAGTTATGCAAAGTGTTGGATCAGCCCAAACTTATGCCAGAAGATATGGACTAAGTGCTATTTTAGGACTTGCTGAACATAATGAAGAAGATTTAGATAACCCAGATGTTAAACCAACTGGCAATGGAGGCAAATCACATAGAGTTAATAAAATTGCAGAAAAACCAGATCATGTAGGTGAATTATTAAAAGCTGAATATCCAGAAATTTATAAAGGTTTAGAAGAGTGTAAAGGCAAATTATCAAATCATTTATTAAAATTAACGGCTGAAATAAAAACAATGCACGATCCTAAATCTAAATGGAAACCTGAATTGTCAAAAGATTATATGGATTTTTGTCAATATATAAAATCAACTTGTAACACATAGGAGTATATTATTATGATTATAATTAATGGTACTGGCAGACTTGGAAAAGATGCTGAATTGATTGAGGTTAAAAGTGGTAAGATTTTAAAATTTTCATTAGCCTCAAATTCTTTAGGTTCTAAAGATAAACAAACCACAACATGGTTAGATTGTGTAATTCTAAATGAAAATCGTGCTACTTCATTAGTAAATTTTTTTAAAAAAGGTACTGGGGTTGTTTTTACTGGTGAATTAAAATCCAATAATTACGAAGATAAAGAGGGTAATAAACGAGTGAGTTACAGTTGTTTGTTTAATCAATTTGAGTTTATACCAAGTGGCAACAGTGATTCTAATAAAGAAAAACCTAATATTAAAAAAGACTCTGAACTTGATGACGAAATTCCATTTTAAAAAGAGAGGATAACAAAATGATTATTACTATTATCTCAGCTATCACTATGACATATTCATCCTTGAAATATTTTAATGATGATTATTTTTATCAATTAGAAACTGACCGCAGAACTAATTTAGAATGTGAATTTAAATATGTTGGTAAAACATTAGTTGATAAAAATGCCAAACAATTTTTTGCACAAATAGAAAATACAAATAAATATATATATTGGAAAAATATTTGTAAGTAATGCCAAGACGATTTAAAGATGAATCTTTTCATAAATTAAATTGTCCAGTATGCCAAAAACATTTAGATACTGAATATATGGAGTATAGATTTATCCATATTAATGGTGATTACTCATTTTGTCATAAAGATTGCGAAGAAGTCTATTTTGACTTTATTTCGTCAAAAAACGAGCCGTTATAAGCCTCACTGGTGCGATCTTTTTTGTTTTATGACTTATATGTCATACCTTTTGTGGCACTAATTGCTTACGATCCGTATATCTTCTTTCACCAATACTACCTCGACTAGATTGACCCATTATATAATCGATTGCTAAATTATCTATGCCTTTTGCAACACATTGAGTTCTAAAAAATCTTCGCATGGCATGATTACCAAATTTACCTGAGTATATAATTTGCCCCTTATGATTTTTGCTTTTTTTAATGTAACCTAATTTTTTACAAATACGCATAAGCTGATTATAATTAGTTTCTTTTTTATCAGGAATACCCGATCCATTTTTATGAGGAAATATAAAATCGTTTGCTTTTGGTATTTTACCAAGTGTGCGCTTATATTTTTCTAACAATAAAATTAACTCTTCATTAATTGGAATATCACGATTTCCATTTTCAGTTTTTGTGCCTTCAATTTGTTTATCGCTTATTGCTTGACTTACTAATAAAAGTTTATTTTTTTTATCTAAATGCGACCAGAATAAACCATTTAATTCACCAATTCTTAATCCAGTTTCAACCAAAACTGTTGTGATGACAAATGATCTAAAGGGTAAATGTTTTAATATATTTTTAACTTCATCTTTAGTTGGAGTTGGTAAAATATTATTTTTTTTAGTAACCCTGCCAACATCATCTGCAAATTTTTTAAAAACAATATTATGTCTTTTAATCCATCCAATGTCTCTTCCATAAATAATTGCTTTTTTTATAAAGTCATAACATTTTTTACCTTTATTGATATGAAATTTGGCTGAGTTTCTAAATTCAAATAAAAAATTTTTGTTAACAAATTCAGGTGTAATATCATCACATTTTATAAAATTAAAATTCTTAATTTTTTGTTGTATACTTTTCATGTGAAAATATTCTGTTTTGTAGGTATTGCTTAAAATACCATAACCATCAAATTTTCTATTAGTAATTAGTTGTTTCCTATATTCACGATATTTTTTAACTAAATCAAAAAACATTTTTTCTAAATAAACTTTTTTATTTTTTTGTTTCTGCGATGCATCAAATTGAAATTGTTCTAATTTAGAATTTTTATATTTATCATTAATTATTTTTTCAATGTGAGGAAATTTATCCTCGGAACAAGTTGTTTCTTTATCAAATTGATTTTTTAAATTAAACTTAACAGTAAATCGTATGCGATAAGAATATCGTTTATTAACTGAATCATAATTTTTTTTAAAAGGTTTTTTAAATATTATTTTCATTATCTCTCGCTAGTTAGTTGTTGTTAAACATTTCACATAATTTTTCATCAATATTATGTAACTTGTATTTAAGATTCCTTAATTCAGATTCTGTATCGTCTGAACTATATCTACTATCCAAGTGTGACGATAAACATAGTCTTATTAATTCTACATCTTTTTTTGTAAGTAAAATTTTCATTTTCTCTCGCTAGTTAAGTTGTGGGGCAGATTTTTGGTTCTGCCCCTTGACCATTTAATTATTATTTTCGATTAATTTTAATCCATATTGATAAAACTTTTCTTTAATAGCACTATGATGTTCCTCAAAACATTTGCTTATTTTACATGCCTTATTTAGCCAAATAGCTCGTACTGTATAATCTTCAATGGACATACAGTCCTCGCTTTGGTTGTCAGGTGTTTGATTATGATTTTCTTTTAAAGAAATGACCATTCCTTTATAAAAATCTAAAATATCTTTATCAAATTCTTTAAATAGTTCAGTTTTTGTTTTCATTATCTCTCGCTTTTTTAAAATTAATATTCAGTACAATATATATATTATATTATCTAAAATGGTATACTTTACAAGTCTTTTTTTTACTTTTTTTAAAAACCAGTGTAAATATTTAACAAAACACCAGTAAAACTAGGCTTTTTAATAAAAAAAATATTTTTAAATATATGTATATTATTTAATATTAACGCATATTTATGTTCGGATTATACCGATTAATTTGTTGGGGAGGTTTTGTACTATTTAAAAATTAAGAGTTGAATCTTAATTATATTTTAGTAAGATACCCACTGACTGTGGATATGGAGAGATGGCAGAGTGGTTGAATGCACTGGTCTTGAAAGACAGTGTAAAACTCTTGTAACTACCAGAAATCAAGTAAAGTTAGTATCAGTACAAAAATCAGTACAAAATGTACTGTTTTATGCACATATTATACTTATGAATATACCTAAATCAGTACATCAAACAGTACAAAATAAAATTTAAATATATTTGGTTAAATTAAGGTATTGTGCAAGGTCAAAGCCGATTTCAGCGATATGTAATACAATTTCAACCAACATTAAAATGATCAAAAATTTAATGTATTTTGGCATTTATTTATGCTTAAATTCTTTTAAAAATGGCATATGCAACCAATAAAACAACAAGTGTTCCTATGCCGTCAAACCAAGAAATTTCATTGATTGCTTGTATCAATTCTGCATCAAGCCAATTCACTATTAACCTTTAAATAATTTTTTTGTAATAAATCTTAAACCGAGTGATCCTGCTATTGAACCAACAAAAATGTATGAATACCACTCTGGTGCTTGTTGTAAATATTGCCAACCTTTTACGATATAATCTTGTGTAAAAGGAATGAACGAAAGAACAAATGGTAAAGTCACAATTAATAATGCGTATTCATCTTTTAATGTGTGTTTCTGATTTCTTAAAACTTCTAAATCATAATTTGTATCGCCTTTGACTTCACTTGCTTGAACTTCAATTTTTTTTATTTCTGCTTTAACTTGTGCCTCTGCAATTTGCATTTTTTGTTTGTTTTTAATTTTTTTATTTTCAAGCCAAGCCTTACCCAAACCACTAACTGCTGATATAATTGATCCGAATAACATAATTTAATAACTCCATAATGTTTGTGTTTCTCGTAAATCTATATGTATAAATCGTGAATTAAAATCACCTTTTTGCTGAACTCCAAAACCTTTAAATCCTAATTTTAATCCAAATGAAATTATATCTAATGCGTGTTGATGCGAGGCTAAAATGTCACAAGCCATACCAGTTGTATGCATTCCTGCTTTTGTTTTTTTTACCTCAATTGGATGACTAATATCACGAAACCCAGAACTAATAACTAAAGGTCTATCTATCATTTTTCGCAAAGCATCTAATCGTTGCATAAATTCATGTTGCATTTTATTTTTTCCAGAATGTGAACAATTAAACTCTTCTTTTTTAAAAAATTTTATTTCATCCCAGTTGCATAATTGACTCATTAAAAGTTTCCCTTTCCATATTTGGTTTTATATGAATGTCATAAATTCCATGACTTAATCCTGTAATTTTGTAAGTTGGTTTAAATAAAATTCGTGGGTGTATGCTTTGATAAAACATCACAAATGCCACAATATCTGAATCTAAATTATCAGATAATTTATGATTTTTTTTTGCTTGTTTTGTTGAAAATTTAAAAGCATTACGATTTTTAATTCTACGAGTTGTTGATTTGACTTCTATTTTATATATTAAATTATTAACATTAGAAATTAGATCAAATCCATTATGATTAATTAATGAGGTTCTAAACCCCATTATATTTAAAGTATAAGCAACAAAATGTTCTGATGCCTTGCCTTGTAATATATGATTCACTTTCCAATAATGGTGGCAACAACTCCACCTAATGCAGAAGAAATCAAAACAACTGCTGATAACATCCCCTTGCCTTTTTCTAATTGCAACTCTAAGGCACGAACTCTACAATTTAAATTTTTACATTCAGTTGTTAAACTCTCAACGGCATTTAAAAGTTTACCTTCTTCTAATTCTGATAATTTACTCATTTGCCAGTCCTATGAATAAAAGTGTTATAAAAATTATCATACAAATTGCAACAATACTTACTCGTTGAAATTCTTTAATAAGTTCATTTCTGCGTTTTATTTTTAAAATTCTTTCTTTTTTAATTCTTTCTCTTTCTTCCTTAATTCGTTGCCTTCGAGTAGAAACAATCTTTGACCATGTGCCATGACCAAATCGCATATCAATCATAGTTGACATTTCCTGCATTTTTTCAACGGCTAATTTTGCATCAATTATTTCTTGTGCAATATTTTTAATAGAAAATGGATCAGATTGTTTTTTAAATCTTTGTTTTTGTAATGTATCGTGACTATCTAAAAATGATTCAATTTGACCACCTAATTCACTAATATCCTGAACTGTATTAATACTTTTTTTTATAAAATCAAAAGATTTTTCAACAACCTTAATTCCTATTAAAGCCGTAGAAAACAATTCCATGACTACTCACTATAAGGTTTGGGAAAATCATAAATTGGTGCATTACCAGTAATTTTATTTTCAGAGTCAGTAGGGGTAACAAATAAAGTTTTTAGTTTATCAAGAGTATCACACTCTTTAATTTTTGTTTCAATTTCATCACACGCAGTTCTTACACTGGCTCTATGAGTAGTTACGGCAGAAGGAATAGATTTTGTATTATCTTCTGTATTTCTGATAATATACCAATCAGTCGGTGTTAATAAACTTGATGCCGTATTTTTAGTTTTTTCAATCCATAGGTTAACTAAGCCTTGACTAGCAACATCACCAACTTTTTTATCATCTGGTATATCATCACCATCCGCATATAATGTATCGTCTAATTTTTTATCAGAGGATGCAATAGACTCAACCACTTCTTTTTTAACACTATCAAATGCATAACTACTTGCACCTATTGTGTGAAAATCTGATGCAGGAGGAGTTGCAGAAACAAGAGGATATAAACCAATATTAGCTAAATCGGTTTTTGACCATATTGAAAATATAGAACTTGGATGCTGAATTTCTGTTGCAGGATCAGTCCAAGCCATTGATGGATTTAAAATTTGTACTACTTGATCTGCTTTTACATAAGCATATGTCATAATTTTCTCCTTTTTATTTAAATTTTTTTATTTTTTTAACGAGCAGTTACTGGAGATACACCATCCCCAATAAAGGGGTTTTCAGCAAAAGCCATATAAATATATGTTCCACCACTTGCATTTATATTATCTCCATCACTTCCTGCACCTCTTATTTTAAAACCATTACTTAAAAAATCTATTGCCATATTTGCATCATCATCCTCTACTGCACTTAAATTTGGTTTTAAAACATTATCAGCAGGATTTAATGAATTTCTTTTGTTATCTAAAATACACCAATGATAACCAGCACTATCTGTTCGCTTAATCATAATCAAAGATGGAGTAAAATTGGTATGAATAAATGGCCCATTGGAATTACCATTTCCAGTGTAGCTATTAAATTTACTAAAGCCATCTACTCCGTGCCAACAATATGCTACTAAGCTATCTGTGCTACCATTTGTTTCATTAGCACTTCCAACAGAAAACACACTACTTGTTGGTTCTACATTATTAAAACCTGTTGTATCTGTTGCCCAAGCATTAGTTAAGTTTAAATATCCATATTTATTAGCACCAAATAATGATGAATAAATTAACCAATTACTAGAATCTGTAAGATTTTTTACTAAAATCCATTCTGGTGCTGACGATAAACCATGTCCAACTGTTCCTGCACTACCAGTTCCAGTATATTCTACAATAGAAAATCCAGCATCAGAATTAGTTTGCACAGTAGATTGTATGCTACCAGCAAAATTTGACGAACCAAAAGTTGAGTTAGTATTTACTGCACCACCCATAGCAGGGTGGCTACTACATTGGTAGTAGAGTGTGGGTGCAGAATCCTCTACAGTAATTCTTGTATAAGCACCTGATGATCCAGCTGTTCCATTTGTAGTTACGCCTGTTGTATACTCTCCACCTGATTTATCGGCTGATGTATAAAACCTTAATGGGTGTGTTGCATTGCTACTATCTGATTGGTCAAAAGTGTAAGTGCCACCTTCTTGCAAATCTAAGGTTACAGCACTTGTACCAAAGTCATCAAAGCGATATTTATTGCCACTATCAGAAACTACTTTTACTGTATATGTTATTGAAGAAGCCGAACCACCACTCGCTTTCCAATTCCACGCAACAAGACTTTCATTATTGGTATTAACTTGATCCAAACTTCCTAATGTAAATCCATCACTTGTAAAAGAAGTTAATCCTTCTGACTCTGTTGTTTCTGCTGTGGTAGTGTCAGATTCTAATTGTTTTGTTGCACCTCTACTAGAGTCATATAAAGCATTACTATCTGATGCATCTCTGTTTTTTATCCATACTAAATCTGGTTTAAAACTTAAACCACTTATTGTTTTTCCACCAGACCCAATAGCAGTTCCATTTCCCTCATAAAGGGTTGATGTAAAATGTTTATTTGGTTGTTTGATTGTTGGTGTTGGCATATTAACTCCCTAAATTTTTTGTACAGATTGCAAGTGCATTACTAGGTACACTATATTTAAAATTACCTAATCCATTAGCATCAGTATTTGTAGATGCAGTAATTTGTCCTCCAAATGTACTGTCTTGACCAAAATTAGTCATTGAAGTAGTTCCTGCTGAATAACCACTACTATTGGTACTGCTTATTGGCAACCATGTGAAACCACTTGATATCTCAATAGCAGTGCCAGATGTTGAACCATTTCTATAAAATTGTACAGTTTGTGGAGAGGCATCTAAATTTACAACTATTCCTACTACATCACCATTACCAGAAGTTGTAACATCTTGCACTTTTGAGCCATCTTTATATAAACCCACACCCCAATAACCTATAGTTGAACCATTATTATCAGGAGTGTTTGTAGGTGGTAATTTATTGTTAGATACTTCAGTACTTTTAATGCCAATATAACAATTATATACTTGTGCAGTTTGTTGACGACTTTCCCAATACCATATACCAGAAGTAATAGCTTGAGTTCCAGATATTCCATCAGCAGAAGTAGCACCAGAAGTAACTACTTGTAAGTTTCCATTTGATATAGTTTGAACTGATGTAGGTGTTTTATCAACTACATTCCATGTACACCAATTATTCGAAGGTGAGTCAGGAACTTGATCATCAGCACTAAGTCCACTTGTACTGAAATCATTTCCATTACCTGAACTATCTGCGCCTAACGAACTTGCATCAGCACCTTTAATATAAAATCCATTTGTTCCATAACTACCACTATATTCTTTAGGTATCCAGATTCCGTTTTGATTGGTTTCGCCAAAACTACTAGGGTCTAATTGTGAACCATCAATAAAATTTAATTCTGCTATATAGCCATCATAATTACTTCCACCATTTTGGTCACAACTTATATTATGTAAAACATTACTATTTATAAATCCTTCACCATTTAAAGATGGATAAGTTTCTGTGCTAAAACTTGTAACTCTTTGTCCATTGATGTAAATTTTTACTCTGTCTGATGCAGTAGATTGAGTTGTGTCTTTTGCTACCACAATGTGATACCATGATGCACCATCCCTTAATACTTGAGTTGTTGTTAAATTTGAAGAGGGTGAATCGCTATAATACATTAATGTTGAATGAGTAGAACCTGATGCAGTATTTATTCTTATTACTTCTTGTAAACCAGTTCCAGAATTACCATGATGTAATAATACCATACCTGCACCATAGTTTGCTGGTTGGTCACCTCTTTTAATCCATCCACTATATGTCCAAGTTTTTTTATTACTTGCACTACTTGGTGTTCTTCTCATATATGCTGGATTAGAGTCATCAAAACGAATAGATTGTTCTATTTGATAAACACTAGATGCACTAGAGCCACTTGACCCTGCTAAAATTTCATTTTGAAAAACCATTAATCTACCTACGAAACATTGATAGAAACAACGGCATGAATTAAACTCGCACTCACAACAAAATAGTCAATTCGATCTACGGCAGAGGCAGTAGTCGAAAGGGTAGGTGCAGTTCCTCCTCCAAATTTAAAATACGATCCGAAACTTGCAGTATTAGACCCACTACTTTGTGTTATTATTATTGACCCTGACTGACCCACATTTATATTAGTTGGGTTTGCAAAAGTCGTATTATGTGAAAGTGTCACACTGAAATTTTGACCCGTATCAAAATCCATTGTAATAGTAGTGGCACTGGTTAAGGGTGCAATATCGGCACTAGCTGAACCATTATGATTTAGATGACCTGATGAATTAACACTTAATCTTTGTGTACCACCAGTTGTTAAACTAACTTCATCCGCACCACTAAAATAGAATCCAGTATCGGTATCACCAGTATTACTTATACTCGGTGCTGAATTACTGCCGTCTGCGAAAGTTGCCGTACTAAATGCACCAGTGCCTGCTGAGTTTGCCCCTATATTTACTCCATCAATTGCACCTCCATCTATATTTATAGTAGATAGTGCAGTTGTTCCTGCAACCCAATCAGCAGTATGACTCATAATTTCCCTAAGACTGTTATTTACATTTGACGGCAACATACCCTCGGCAATAGAAATACCACCGACATCGGTATTTGAATCAGCCGTAGCCGAATAATCGTTTACTGAATTTTTAGCCATAATTTTCTCCTAGTTGTTTAAAAGTCCTTGTTGAACGACAATATTAGTTGGGTAAGTTAAAGGTTGTGTATTAAGTAACCCATCAAATAATCTTTTTTTATCTGCATCTATTATCTGTTGCAGAGTTTGTTTTGTAGAATTTGGGTTTAATAATTTATCAATAATTGCCCCTCTTAATTCTTCTGGATTTCTACCTACTGCAAAATTTTCTAATTTGCCTAGTGTTTCTTTTACTAAACCTTGTGGATTTAATGCAGTATCTACTGTTCTGGTAAATAACTCTCTTGGTGCAGTTTTACTATTTAATAAAACATCTTTTTGCGTTTTAAACATAGATTTTTCACGATCAAGTTGTGATAAAAAATTATCATAAGATTTTTCATCTGGTGCAATCAATTTAAACAGTTGTTTCTTTTTATTTGAACCTAAAATTGATTTGTAAAAATCACTTGCACTGTCTGGTTTTTTAATAACTTCTTCATTCATGCTTTTTGAAACACCTAAACGAAATGCTTTTTTTTCTGGATCAGTTTTTAGTTGTTTAAATGAATCACTTAATTCATCCATATCTAATCGTTTATATTTTAAGCCTTCATCAAAAGCATCTTGAACCGATGTTTTATCACTAAAGATTTTTCTTGCATTTTTATAAACTGGATTCTGTTCATCTAAAGTTTCAAGATATTTATTTTTTAACTGCACAACTTTTCTTTTTGCTTTTTTACTTAGAGTTCCAGTTTTAACTGAAGTTGAAGTATTTTTTTCAATAAAATCATCAATTCCTTGTTTAATTTTGTCGGCATATTCCAGAGGAACATCCTCCTGAATTTCAAATTTTTTAGTTGAATTGTTAAATTTAAAAATAGAATTAAACTCATTAACTGCTTTTGGGTTATCTAAAATATCTAACTCAACTAAATCTTTTGTTTCTCTAATTGCTTTTTGAAAAACATCTAAATCATAAAAATTTTTTACAGAATTTTTATTTATAAGATTGGGTGTTTTATTGCCCAACTCATCTACTTTATTGTAAGAAATTTCATATAAATCACTAGCATCTTTTTGCAATTTATTGGTTATGTCATCAACATTTTTTGCCTTAATTGGATTTAAAAAATTAGTAATATTATCTGTTACTCTATCTGGTGCAGATACATTTCTACTTGTTAAAAAATCTTCTGCAACTTTTTTACCTTTTGATTGTCCTTGTGAGGCAACATAAGTTAATCCTCTAGTGTTTGCATCTGCTAAATCTGATAAGGTTTGAGGTAATGAATTGGGTATATTTTTTGCTTTTTGTTGTAAATCTTGAGGTGACAATTCATCAGCATCCAATGCCTCTTTTATTATTTTATTTGCCTCATTATTTGTTCGAGTAGGTTGGTTTGTTGCTAATCTTTTTAATCCACTACCAACTAAAGATACAGTTCCACCAGTAACACCACCAATGGGGGCAGAAATAAGTGCATTTGTTGCACTATCAAGTAAACCTTCTCCAGTTCCAAAACCATATGCACCACTTTCTATTGCACCTAATCCGACTGCTTTTCCTAAATTGGATGTTTTAGCTAAAGATGGTAATAATCGTAGCAACCCTACACCAGAACCAATAGCCGTTGGTAATGCCCCTGCTAGTTCATATCCTAATGATTCTAAAGGTCTTGATGTTTGATAATTTTTTATTTTATCTCTTTCTTCTTTTACTAAATCATCATAAGAACGATCTGAAAACAAAGATTTTGCCCCTGCCGTTATTTCATCACCAAAACCATAAGATAGTCCTTGAGCAAATAATCTTGCTTTGTCTCCTAATGTTGGAGTAAATGATGTTTGTGGTTGAACATCTGCTTGATTATATTTTTTTTTTAATACTGCTTTTATTTGAGGTGCAGTCATGTAGTCTGGAAAATTAATAGTTTCTCCACTTGGTAATTTTACTTTTTGTGTCATTTTACTGTTGTTCCATCTGATTTTTTCATTGTGTCTGTTTCTGGATCATAAAATAATTCTTGTTCGTTATTAGATTGAGGTTCAGATGTATTTAAATTTTGAATTTGTTTAAATTTCTTTTGTGATGCAGTTTCTGCAATTTTTCTTAATCTTAATAACTCTTGTCTAAATGCCTCTTCTGTTAATGAATCATCTAAACTTGTTCCTGCTCTCAGTGCTTGTTCACCTTCTGTATTAGAAATTTGACCACCACCTCGTAATTTGTCGAATTGTGCTAAAAATTCTTTACCTTTTATCATGCCTAATTTTCTTCTAAAATCACCAGTCGGTGTTCCTGCAACAAGTATATCTGGTATTAATTTTGCTTTTTTTCCAAGATAAGAACCTAAATTAGGATCATTTAACATTTGATCGATTATTTGTATTTTTTCAGTCATTTCTTGTTGAATTTGTGGAAATTGAATTTTCAATTCTGCATATTCTTTAGCATTAATTTTAGAAACTTCTTTTTCAAAAACATTTTTAGGCTGATTTTCTGGACTTAATCCTTTTGAAATAGTTTGAACTATTGCACCAGTGTTATCTATAACTTTAAAAGAATCACCAAAATCTTTAATTTCAAAACCTTTTCTTTTTAATCTAAAAAATTCACCTTGTTCTGATTTTGGCAGTCCTTTATAAAATTGATATTCTTGAACTGATGCAGGAAGATTTCCTTTACTTGAACTTGTTAAATATTTATCAAATTCTTTTTGCTCTTGTGGTGATAAACTTTGTCTATATTGAAAGTTTTTTTGTTGTGAAGTTTGTGTATTTAATGCAGACATTTGATTATCAAATGCTTGTTGTCCTTGTAAAGTTTTTAAAGCCTCTCTATTTTTGTATTGATTCATAGCATTAGCAAGTCCACTATTATTTACAAATGCCTCATCACCAGACGATGGATCAAAACTTGCTTTTCCTGCATTTGATCTGCCGATAATATAATCAGCATAAATATTACCAAAATCTTTTAATCTATTTGCAAAAGTATTTGGTTGAGGTTGTGGAATTGTTGGTTGTTTAGGAAAAGGTGTTGTAGGAAATGGTGTATTTACTGGTGGTGGATTGCCACCATATCCACCGACTGGTTGTTGTAATTGTGCATCTGGATTAAATCCTGCTGTTCTGTAAAAATCAGGATCAACTGAAACCATACCACCAAACTGAGGTTGTGTATTTGAATTAATGCCAACATTGTATGGCATTTGAGAAATAATTGAAGGCAATCCAGTTAATGGATTTATGCCAAATTTTTGCATAGGTTGTTGCATAGGTTGTGGATTTGGATTAATTACATTTTGAAATTGATTAATGTTTCCGAATAAATCATTAACACCTCTAAGAGTGCCTGAAATTTGACCTAATGTATCTAACAAACCCATATTATTTTCCTTTTCTATTAACTAAATAATCCACCTAGACCCCCTAAAACAGAGGCAACACCCATTGGATTTAAAAATGAACTACTTCTATTATTAGAGCCATAAATAGGTCTGATAGAAGATGTTGTACCACCTCTTGTAGCTCCAGTAATTGAGGCTAAATATTGATTTAATCTATCTTGAGGTTCTGTTTGCGCATACTGTGACCGCATGATTTGCTCTTGTAATTCTTTTGCTTGTTGATCCTCTACCACTTGACCAAGATTTAATAATTTCTGACTATCTTCAAATTGTTGACCTCTAATAATTGGTGCTAATCTTTGAGTTGCTAATTGATTTTGTCTTTCTTGTGCAAAATTATCATATGACATTCTAGAAGTTACATCTCCGATAGCTTTAGCTAGGACATCTTGATTTGCCCCAGAACCTAATCTGCCTCCTCTACTAAAAACACTATTAACCCTTGACTCAATCGGATCAATCGCAGAGTTGATTGCATTTTGATAATATGGATTTCCTGCATTTAAAAAAGTACCTCCTAAAGTATCAGTGGCATTTGAAACTGCATTATTAATAAGTGGACTTCCTTGTTGTGCCAAGGCAGTTGCTTGATCTAGTCCTTGTTGCGTACTTTGGCTAAATGGGACAACATAACTACCACTAAATAAAGTATTGGGTGTTTGAAATTGTTGTTGTGCTGATTCTAAAGCCTCTTCATAATAAGGTTGAACATATGATGGTAAAGTAGTTTCATTTTTAACGACTTGCGTTCCTGACTGTTGAGGTGCAGACGAACCTCCTCCTCCACCACCACCAAAAATTGCTTTTGTAACTCCACCCATTTTTAAAGTTCCTTTCTTAGAATTGGCATGGGTTTAAAATTTGATTTTTTTAAAAATCGAACCCAACCTTCTCTGCCGTTAATTAACATATTTGTACAACCTTGTTTTTTTGCCCATTTGGATATTAAATCGTACATACTTAATAAATTATATTTATCTCCACTGGCTAACCAAATAGTAATACATTTTCCAATATTTAAATCTTCCATAGTTGAGATAATCCAACTATCTTTATTTAACCAAAATTTTGCATGACCTTTATACAACTGTTCAAAAACAAAATTACTATCATTTGCATGAATTCCATGTTTTAAGGCAACCTCAACTTTAGGTTTTATAATCTTCCATACTCTAAAAATATTAGAGGGGGTGATTTTATATAAACATGGAAATTTACTGTTTAAATTATCCGATGACGATATATCCGAATGTCCTTGTGTTTGCATTATTATTATGAGTTATAGTAAAAGTTTGTTTACCTCTCGAACTGACGAACATTGTTCCAGAGGCTTGTTCTGTACTTGCGTTTGCGTTAATTGGCATAAATAAAATAATAGAATCTACACCGACTCTTTTATCATCAACAACAGTAGTTGCTGAACTGTTAGTAAGTGTAACTGTGCCAGTAGAATTTAGTTTACCTTCTAAAACATTATTGACAACAAATGCAACTTGTCTTGGATCACCTCCTGCATATGGTAATGCAATAAAACTACTCATTAACGATTGCCGTTAGCTTGTAATTCAACATCTATTTCCTGAATATTTTTCCAATCACCACCTAAATTTACTTGTACTCTATTATATCTTCCAGAGTTTCTATGAGGTGAAAAACCATCTGAGTTTAAACTCACTGCACTTGCAAACGAAAAACTATCATTTGTTAAATTTCTTGAGGCAATTTGATTAGTAACTGTTGCCGACCCAGTTGTTTCATAATAAGGTCTAACTTTAGTCAACATAGCCATTTGTGAACCTCCTAAAGAAAATTCACCAGTGGTGAGTGTCGCTGATAAAGTTGAACCAGTAAAAGTTGAAATTTTATTATCAACTGAACCCACAAATAAAATATTACCACCTTTCCAAATGTCAGAATCTAAACTGGTTGTCATACTATCTAAATTATTTCCACTAATACTATCTAAACCTTCAAGAGTAGTTGCAGGGGTTAAAATTTGACTTAAAACATCAGTGGCAATATTAAGTAAACTCCATTTATTTAAAATATAGTTAAAAACTAAAATCTTATCATTACTTCCATCAGAACTACTTTTAGAAGGATATGCAAACATTACAATTTTGTTTTTTGGGTCTACTGATGCATATAAATTATCTTTATAAGTTGTATTAAAATCATCTTGAAAAAATTTGTCTATTTTTTCGTGACCAATTGGTGTTGATCCAGTTTTTTCATTAAAACTATAAAAACCATCATCTGTATAATAAAAAGATGTTCTAGCTACATTAGTGATTGATCCTGCATAATTACACCCACGATTATTTTCCAAGACATCGAACTGCCATATTAGAGGACTGCCTACATATTTACCTATAACAATACCAGATTCACAAAATATGGTTACTGATTCACCACCGACTAATCCAGTAATTTGCCCTAAATCATTTATTTCTTGGAAATCAGCCTGAGTGGTTGTGCTAGTTGTCCAATTACTGCTATCACCTATTGCTGACCATCTTACCCTTGATATAGAGTCAGAATTGTTGCCAGTAAATACAAAATCACGAGCAACACATATATGTTCTGCATTAACTCCAGTTGCTATATTTGCAAATAAAGTTGAAGTACCTAAATCAAACACCTGAATGGTTTGACTTGTTCCTGCAGAAGCAATTACTTTATCTCCAAATTGAACAAACTTCCATCTATTGTTTTCGCCAACTGCTGAGTAATTACCAGAAATTGAAACATTATCTAATGCATTGGTTGTACCATTATATTTATATAATTTAGTACGATTTCCTGCAAAAATTTGTGCGTTACCTGAAGAATCTTCCAAAGCAAAGATTCCAGTTAATTTGCTATCTCCTGCACCACTAAATGCCGTTAAGCCTTTTGTACTTGCATAACCTTTTAAAATGGGTAAACAATTTTCTGCAACTGTAAGTCCATTATTATAATCTGGTTGATCTGGTAGCCAACTATCTAATTTAATTTTTAATTCCATGTTTCATTTCCTGAATTAACTACATTCCAAGTTTCGGTTGCCGAACTGCTTGGATTCCATGTTTCTAAAGCTGAACTTGTTTCAACCCATTCATCACCTTGTTTTTTTAAAACTGCACTTAATGAAAATACTGAACTTGTTGTTCCATTTATTAAAATAGTAGCATTACAATTTCCACTACTGGTAAAAGTAGAAGTATCATTTCCTGCAATATTTACAGAAAAAACTGCCGTTGCAGTGTTTGTAAAAACAGAATTGACTGACCCAGTACCAAATTGTATTCGTGTTGCAGTTAAAGTTGGTGTAAAAGTAGATATATCAGTTCCACTTACTGTTCTAACTCTTATAGCTGAACTACTTGGTGAAAAAGTAGCTGATATATTGCTACTAGCAAGTCTTTGTCTTATAGCTGAACCAGAACTTGTAAAAGTGGCAGTAGTTGATCCATTAACTGTTTCTACTACTACAAAAGAACCAGTGGTTGTAAAAGTAGAATTATCTAAACCATTGGCAAATCTTACAAAAACACTTTGCCAGTTAGCACTATCTAAACTAAATGGTAAATTGTCTAAATCACCCCAACCATCTAACTGATCTAAATTTGGGTTTGTATAATCAACAAAATCAAGTGCATCTAAGTTTGTTGATACTGAATCTAATTGCTCAAGTGTACCATAAGAATCTAGTTGCTCTAATGTTATAGCGACAACTGACATTCATCTTAATCTAATGAAATTGTTAATGCAGAGGCACTCACTTTTAATACATCACCAGTCGAAATTACTTTAGAGGCACTAAATGCACCATGAAACAATAAATTACCTCCACTACTTGCATCATAAATACCAAAATGAGAAATAGTGCCTTGATTTCCAGTCGCAGTATCAAATTCAACTGCACCACTATTTGTGATACTACCTGAACTAGCAGTGCCAAATGTAATTGCTTTTCGTGTATATCCATTACCAGATAACTCTGTTCCAGAATTATCGTCTTGCAGACTTGCCGTGGACAAAGCTAAAAATTTACTGGGTTGACTAAAGGCGCTTGATCCTAAAATATGATCTAATATCTTGTTTTCTAAATAATCTGATGCACTCATAATTTTATCCTTGTACTTTGGTTAATTGAATTGTGTAATCGTCTTTCATAGCAAGTGATGAACCATATTTTTCTTTATCTAAAGATGTATTAATTTCTTGAATGGCTCTCGTATACAATTCATCGTATGATCTAGCTTTTGTTTCATCCAGTAAAAATGTAGATAAGTGGGTCAAAGAACCATATAAATAAGCATCTGGATGTCTTAATAAAATTACATTGTTTGTATTAGAATCTGATAAAGCTGAAATTTGTGCAGAATAAATCATTTCTAATTCTAATACTGAACTGGGTGTATGACTTAATTTTAAACTATCATTTACAATTGCATAAGCCACTGGACTACCTCCAGTGCTATTTGGGTATTGAATATCTAAAGCATTTAAAGTCATATTCGTTAAAACAACTCTTGGGTCTGAATTTACTCTAATTGTTTTAATTTCTCTTAAATCAGTTGGCAAAGATACAAAAGGGTCATTAGCCGTTGTGTTAGCCGTAACTCTTTGATTTTCAAAACGACTAAATATTTCTCGATTTAGTCTTGCCTCAGTTAGATCAATGAAATCATCAATGTTGGTAGTAAGATCACTTCGATTTGCAAAATTAGCAATTGCCGTTTTAAGGTCAGAGTAAGTTGATAATGCCATTATAATTTACCAGTATCAGTTCTAAAAAAACGATTTTCTGGATCAGATAACCACCTTTTCCATTCTTTCCAATTTTGCTGTGGACTGCCATATTTCTTTTGTAATTCAAAAAATAAATTTGCAGGAATCTCTGCAACTTTTCTATGATGTTTTTGTGTATTATTAATTAAATTATTAGCACGAAAATTATTGCGTTCTATTTTGTTTTTTTCTAAAATAGAATCTATTTTTTCTGTTCTTTCAATAACAGTTTCTCCTGCCTCTTCTTTAATAGAAATTTTTTGTTCTGCGTTTTTCTTAATAATTCTTTCAGTCATTTTTTTACTCTTACTGGACTATAAATCGCTTGATTGTTTTTTTTAGCACAAATAAAAAAGGGGGTTCTTACACCCCCTTTCATATTAAATATTATGATAAATCATAAATAGCACCATGTGCTTTTGGTGCAGTCGGAATATAAGTGAACTCACTAACAATACCAAATTTCTGGCTATCACCAGTTTTGGCAACATCAACTTTTGAAAATTGTCTGTTAGGTAATGCACCCATTTTCATATGTTGTGGATCAAATATATAAATTCTATCATTTGGCATTTGACGATCTATGGTTATGTCAATTTTTCCAAAATCTGATAAAAATACACTCACTGAACCAATTATAGGAACTTCAACTGGTTGATTCGCAGTCATAGTTACTTGATTGGTAGCAACAGAACCAGAAGCTAAATCCGAAAATGTAGCTTTCTTAGATGGACTTAATACCATCATAGAAGGTTCACCCCCATCCTCGAAAACTGCTTGTGCTACTGCATCAACCATTGCAAGGGTTAATGCTCTTCCAGTTCCATCAGTACGCAAATTTGCACCATCGTGAGTTGTTATTTCAGTGGCATCCCCTGCACCAGATACATTACTTATCCAACACTCAATAGAACCCATTTTGCGAGGATCAGATGCAGATTTAGCTTGAGATGCAACCAAAGTTGCCTCAATGTCTTTTCGTTGTTCCAAACTCTTTAAAACAGTTTGATATGCAATTTCTTTTGCTCGACCTGCTTTATCAACTGATTCTAAAGTTTCAGATACTTGTGCGGATTGAATAAAGATTTGACTTTGGTTGCCTAGCCTAGTCATCTGCGTTGGTGTAGCATATGAAAAATCTGCACCTTCATTGTTAAAGTTAGATGCACTTGCACTTGCTAATTCTTGAACTAAGAATTCGTGATTTGTGCTAGTTATAGTTTCAACACTCATATTTGAAAATATAGGTGTTTCGGCAGGAGAAATCCTAGAGATAACATCGGATAAATCCTCTCTAAGACCTTTTGCTATTATAGATGTTTGTGTAGCCATTGTATTATTCCTTAAAAATTAATGTTTATATTATTGTTGTTTAGATAGAAGATAATTAATTGCATCTTCTTGCTTTCCAGATTTTTTGAGTCTGTCAAATAGTTTATTTGAATTTCTTTGGCTAACTTCATTTTTGTTTCTTGGTACACCCCCTTTAACCATTTTGGGTGCTTTAGAAACTTTTTTTTGAGCAACTTTATTTTTAGATATCAAATTATCATATAACCATGCTTTTCGTAAAACATTAATGGCTCGTGCATCACTCGCTGAATTTAACTCTTCTGGAGTAAATCCAAGTCGTTTTGCATAAGTTACAATATTGTTTTTTTCTTTAGTTGCAACATCTTGATTTTTCCACTCTGGAATATATTCAGTCAAACGAACTTTTTCTTGCTCTAAGTTCTTTTGATAGTTTTGAATTAAATCATTTTGTTCTTGAGTTTGTATGTTAATTTGTTCTTGTTTCACTTGGTTTAAAACTGCCTGATGTTTTTCAAATGCATCTTTTTGTTTCATATAAGTAACTGGGTCTGATTCAAGTAGACTTACATCTGGTTGTTGAACCATACCATTTTCTAAAAATTGTTGTGTAGCCTTTAAATTTTCAGATAAAACTTTTCTTTCTTGCTGAATAGTTGCATTGATATTTTCTATCTGCCTTCTTTGTTCTGCAAGGTTTTGTGTTTTTTTAGTGTAATCAGATTGTCTTAAATATGAATTTTTTAAATCATCCAAAGTTACATCTTGATCTTGACCATCAATTTTGACAGTGTATCGTTCTGGCTCTGGAGTTGAATCAACTTCTTCATATTGTTCACCATTATCTGTTTCTTCGGTTTCTTCCTCAGTTATTTCCTCGGTTGACTCCTCAGATTCATTCTGTTCTGTTTGAACAGTTTCTTCATTATTTGACTCTTCTAAAGTTTCTGAATTTTCCTCAGTAGAGGGTTCATTAGTTTTTAAGAGATAATCTACGGCATCACCAGTAGATTTGATTGTTTCAGTATTTGGTTCAGTTCCAGTTGGAGTACTGTTTTCCATAATAACATCCTTATTTTAAATTAAAAAAATTTCCTTTTTTTAGGATTATTTAAATTGTCTAATTGTTTAGTGGCTATATCACCATCATTAACAATTAGAACCATTTCTTGACGCAGTTTTCGCAAATTTTGTAATAAGAAATAACAAGTTTCACGAGTTTTACTATCGTCAATTTTACTCTCTGCAAAACCCTCGATATATCGTTTTTCAAGTATTGAAAAAACTTCATTAAAGATTTCATTTTGAAGTAAACTTTTCGCTTTATCTCCCCTAGCTTTTCTTTTAGAAAGAGGAACATTATCATCATTCATATTTATAAATTAAACAATTTGTCTTGAATTTAAATTACTTGCCAGTAACCCTCCTAATCCAAACATTCTTGGATCAAGATTTGTATTTAAAGGCATCATCATTTCTTGTGCATTTGTAATTGGCATCGGTTCATTAGATAAATCAACTGGTATAGGATTTACACTACTTGACATAGCATTTAAAACATCTTCTGGACTGTTTTGAGTTGAAGGTTGCTGACCACCACCCATCATATTGCCTAACATTTGTGCCTGACCTACATTAGCTAAATTACCACTAGGTAATAATTGTCCAAATAATCCTCCAATTGAGGACATCGGAGTATTAGCACCACCAAACAGTTGTGAGAGTGGTAAACCAGTCAGTGAATTACCTAAACCACCTAAAAATCCTCCAAAGCCACCTTGTCCAAGTCCACTTAGAAATCCTCCTAAACCTCCTAGTCCTGCAAGTGTTCCTGCCGTTCCTAATGATGCCCCTGCCATTGGTGCGAGTGCCGTTGCTACTGGTAACATAATTTTCTCCTATAAGTTTTGACTGACTGCTTTATTACCTAATGCTTGTGCCTGCCCCCTTAATTGAAGTTCAGCGTTTAATTCAGTCTGTTTCAGTTGTAATTCAGCTTGTAATTTTTCTCTAGCTAACGCAATATCAGCCATCATTTTTTCTCGCTTAATCTTTAATTCTTCTTCTGCTTTAAAACGATCCACACTCACTTCATTTTGTGCAGTATTTTGATTTTCCATTGGTGGTTGTTGTGCAGGATCAAGAAAAAATTCATTTGGATTTTTAAACCCAGTTAATTCTAAAATCTTAGCCAAAGTTTCTCTATATTGAGATAAATTAACTAATGGGTTTTGTTGTCCTAATGTTAATAAAATTTGCTCTTGCGTTTTTGATATTTTATCTAACATCGCTAATTTTTCATTCGTTTGTCCAGTACCCAATCCAACATTAATCGACATATCAAATTCGTTTGTCCATTGTCTTGGATCAACTGGTACAAATTTATCAGTCAATCTTACTGTTAAAGGTTGTGTTTGATGTTTTTTTGCTAAATGTAAAATACCTTTAAATAAATCTTTCATTCCAGTTTCTGCAAATACTCTTGCAATCATTTCAATCTTACCCTGACTAGCTGATACAGTTGCAGAAACAGCCGTTGCAGTGGCACTTTGTAATGCGTTTGGATCAAGACCCATACTGGCTTTAGATAAACCAGTTCTGGATTCTTTCAGCTGATCTAAATAATCCAACATTGGAAATGCCTGATTAGCAACTAATGGAGTGCTAAGAGGTTGAACCGATCCAATATTTCTTGTTCTAATTACACCCCCTGCTTGATTATTTAAAACATCATCTAAATTTACACCATCACTTACTACTAAACGAGTATTGTTTGATAAATATAGATTATCTAATATTTGTCTTAAAACAGTTGATTTAATTAACTGTAAATCCATAACCATTTCAGAAACAGAACGACCAATTAATTTATGAGGTTGTAAAATTGGACTTAATGTTGCAAAAGGTATATGATCAAAAGGTTCATTTTTTAAAATATGATAATTACCAATTACACAAATTCGTCTTAACTCAGCAATTCCATCACCATCAAAATCAGTTCTTATATAACACTCTGAATATAACACTGTTTTTCTGGATTCATCCATTTCAATGTGCCGATCACTTCCACCATCGGTGTCCTCAAAACGATTTAATTTTTCTCTGGATTGATCTATTTCATCGCCAGTTGAACTTGCATATTCTAAAACTTCATCTTTATCATACCCCATAGATACTAAATCAGAAACAGTAACCTCAGACCTATGGCATAAAAAATCACAATCTTCTAATGACTTTGTTC